ACGAACTGGTGGTGCGGATCATGCGCGGTTTCCCGATTGCAGGAGATGATGGCTGACGCAATGGACGCACGCGCACGATTTGCGAGTTAATGATATTTATCAATATGCCACTACCTAAACCAATAGATAGCGAAAGCAAGACCGACTTCATCCAGCGATGCATGGGCGATGACAAAACTGCCAGCGAGTTCCCAAGCCAGCAGCAGCGCTACCTCGTTTGCGCGAGGCAATGGGAGGCAGACCGCAGCGCCTTTGCTGAAACATACGCGGACTACGGCGATGGTGTCAAGAACAACGCCAAGCGAGGCATCGAACTAAACGAACGCAACGGCAACAAGTGCGCAACCCAAACTGGCAAGGTCAGAGCGCGGCAGCTTGCATCAGGCGAAGGGATAAGCCTTGAAACAATCAAGCGGATGCACAGCTACCTGTCGCGTGCGGAAACCTACTACGACAACGCAGACAGCACCAGCGACTGCGGATACATCAGCTACCTGCTTTGGGGCGGGAAGGCGGCACTTGGATGGTCACGAAATAAACTGAAAGAACTTGGCGAACTTGACGAAGAGTAACAAGCAAGAAGAACACGACTTGCATATGTCCAAGCTCGTGAACATTGGCGCATTGATGACCGATATGGCCAACATATTGGACAGCCTGAACGACTGCGATGCACCCAACGCATTGCACGCGAAGGTGGCGATATGCGAGAAGATAATCGATATAATGAACAGCGTTGAGGTATGAAGAAAGTAGGAAGGCCGCCCGCGTTTGAAAGTCCTGAACAGCTGTGGGATTTGTTCTGCACATACAAAGCGTGGACGAAGGCGAATCCGTACAGGGTGCAAGATTATGTGGGCAAAGATGGCGCAATGGTGTACCGCGACAAGGAGCGACCGCTGACATTCAGGGGGTTTGAAGGATACCTTGCAGAAGAGGGGTGGTGCTATGATTTGTCGCACTATCAAAGGGAAGAAGGAGAGCATCACGAAGCATTTCGCCCCATCCTTACCCGCATACGCGCGACCTGTGACCGCGATATGGTTGAGGGCAGTGGCGCGAATGTTTACAACAGTGCCATCGCAGTCAGGGTGCTTGGCTTGGCTGACAAGCAAGAGCAGAAGGTACACATCGAACAGCCGCTATTTAATGACGACCTATGACCCTATCAGAACTACAACACCTGCTGAACCTGATGGATGCGGATAACAAAAGAAAGAGTGAGGCTTATAAACTTGGCATCGACCTGACCGAATTTGAAGAGAGAGCACGGGAAGTCATCGACCTGCTATTGAAGCATGTATTCAATGAAGAACAGTACGAGTGCATTACTTGGTGGATGTACGAGAAGGACTATGGCAGGCGTGTGGATTTGCAGATGTGGGATAAGGATGGGAAAGAGATTTGCCGCACGGTTGAAGAACTGCACCAATTTTTGTTTGCCTAAATAACTGAAAATGGATAAAAAAATAGAGTATATCGCCAAGGCATGCCATGAGGCTAATAGAGTATGGTGCCAAGCAAACGGGGACTTTAGTCAAAGTCATTGGGATGATGCCGAACAATGGCAGCGAGACAGCGCCATTTCTGGTGTTGCCTTTAAATTAAACAACCCTGACGCAAAAGAAGATGCACAGCATAACGCATGGATGCAGGAAAAGATTTCAGATGGGTGGGTGTATGGGGAGGTAAAGGATACCGTTAAAAAAACGCACCCTTGTATCGTCCCATTCGAGCAATTACCTGAATTTCAGCAAAAAAAAGACGCTTTATTTTGCGCAATTGTGAACGCGCTAAAAGACAATCATGAGCGATAAGATAGTCGAGTCAGTTATTGACCAATTTCGGACAAGAGCAGAAGAGGGCAAAAAGAAGTACGGCACAACGATGGAGCGCAATGACCTGACATTCGCCGAGTGGATTCAACACTTGCAGGAGGAGTTGATGGATGCGGTCGTTTACATTGAGAAGATTAAGGGTGAAATTGCTGAAAAGTAGTTATATTTGTAACCTAAACCAAAATAAAATGATAAACGCTCATGTACCAAAACCAACCGATGTTGAACAAGATTTGTCACAATGCCTTGAAGAGACCCTAGTGTGCAAGCCCATATCGGACGAAAGAATACAGAACATGATTGACAAAAAATACTTTGAAATCCTAAAACGCTGGGAGATTAAAATTCAACCATTAGACCGGGGGTGTGTCGTTTCTTTTGGATACAAGAATGTTGGGTTTGAGGATATTGATATAGCAATGGGAACTATTAGGGAGTATTTTGACAAACCAGCAAAAGTTTTGACAGAACTTGGATTTGACAAAGACCTCCTTTAATGTAGAATAGTCAGGTGGCGGAATGGTAGACGCACAAGTAGGTGGAAGGACTCGGTTGATTCCAAAACTGTTTGATTCAGTTCAGTACTTGAAATTGTACGGAATACAGGTTCGAATCCTGTCCTGACTACAAGGCTATGTGGTGGAAAGGCACACACACCCCAATGGCGGGGTTTATTGCAGGTTCGAATCCTGCCATGGCCACAAAACCATTTCGTTGACGCCAACAAAATGCTGTTTCAGCACACCACCGCGATAAAACGCATACGGCGGATGACGGCCAGAAAGAAAGTCATCCAAGGCGGGACAAGTGCTGGCAAGACATACGCAATACTGGCAGTCCTGATCCACATTGCAGCCAAGGCCAAGACCGAGATCAGCGTCGTATCTGAATCAATCCCGCACCTGCGACGTGGTGCGATGAAGGATTTTGGCAAGGTCATGCAGTGGACGAACCGCTGGCGTGACGAAGGTTGGAACAAGACGCTGCTAACCTACACCTTCGCCAACGGCAGCACGATTGAATTCTTCAGCGCAGACCAGGAGGCTAAGTTACGCGGCGCACGGCGGCAGGTGCTATACATAAACGAAGCCAACAACATCGACTTCGAGGCGTACCATCAGCTGGCAATCCGAACGAGCGAAGCCATCTACATCGACTTCAACCCTGTGTCGGAGTTTTGGGCGCACACGGAGGTGCTGAAAGAACCGGATAGCGAACTGGTAGTCTTGACGTATCGCGATAATGAGGCGCTGCCAGCGACGATCCGCGATGACATCGAAGCGGCGCAGGTCAAGGCGGCGACATCGACGTACTGGGCGAACTGGTGGAAGGTCTACGGCTTGGGTGAGGTCGGATTATTGCAGGGCGTGGTCTTTGATGATTGGCAACAGGTGGACAACATCGACTTTGCTGGGGATAAGCTGGTAGCTATCGGATTGGACTGGGGATATACGAACGATCCCACGGCGGTCGTTGCGGTCTACAAGCGTGGCAGCGCTATCCTCCTGCACGAACTACTCTACCAAAACGGACTGACCAACCAAGACATCGCTGACCACCTGCGCAAGCTGGGCATCGGCAGGTCGTGGCCGATCATCGCTGACAGTGCTGAACCCAAGAGCATCGAAGAGGTGCATCGCCTTGGCTTCAACATCCACCCGGCGACGAAGGGCGCAGACAGCATCAGAAACAGCATCGACATCCTGAAGCGGCAGCCGATGCTCGTGACGCGTGAATCGACGAACCTGATCAAGGAACTGCGCAACTACACGTGGGACACGGATAAGACTGGCGCATCCCTTGGTGTGCCGATTGACCGGTACAACCACGCCATTGACGCGGTGCGTTACGTCGCGCTCAACAAGCTATCAGCCAACGCTGGAGGCAGATACGTTATCATGTAGTAAATTTGAGCCATGCACGCAATCAAGCACTTTTATCAGATGATCCTCGCCAAGCCTACGGCGTGGGAGGGACACGGCAACTTCGCTATTCACCTGACTGACGCACTTAAGCCAAAGGTGACCGTCGACCTTGGTGTTGACTACGGCTTCTCGACGTTCTGCTTCGCGGTCCTTGGCCACGGCAAGGTGTACGGCATTGACTCATTTGAGGGCGACGAACATGCAGGGAGGCGTAGCACCTATGACCACGTCATGGGGTTGCGTGAACACTTCCGGGTGACGCTCAAGATGAAGAACCTGTACTTCATCAAAGGCTACTTTGACGACGTGGCCAAGCGCTGGGAAAAAAAGATCGACATCCTGCACATAGACGGCCTGCACACCTACGATGCGGTCAAGAACGACTACACGACGTGGCTGCCATTCCTGAACCCTGATGGTGTCGTCTTGTTTCACGACACGATCAGCTTCCCTCACGACGTTGGCAAGTTCTTTGCGGAGTTGCAGGGGTATAAACACAACTTCGAACACTCACACGGTCTGGGTGTGTGGACGCAAAGCGATGCGACGTTTGAAAAAATACAAAAGCTGCTGTCATGAGTATATTGAACAAAATCACCGTAGACCAGTTCCAGCGCATTGTGTCTATTGAGGCCAACGCAATCTACACGACGAGCGACAAAAAGATCGG